AACATCCACAACTTCACTCTTCTGGCGGTACTGAGCGGCGTGGCCAATAATCCGCCGAGCAGAGATCGCAAGCTCGCTGCGGCTCTGGCCAGGCTCGACAGATTCGATGATGTACCAGGCGGCACCACGCTGAATAAGCTGCCCCTGCTCAACATCCGGGCGATAGCGCATGCGAACGAAGGTGCTGTCTACCGCACGAATGCCACTCGCTTCGGCACGGCCAACACTTCGAGGCTCCTGGAACCCGGCCCATGCAGTGCCGACAACAGGCCATGAAGGCTCATTCTCGCCAGTCCGGGCCCCGTACAGGGTTACGCGGTCTTTCAATTTCCCAGCCTGCATATCAACCCATCCTGTGGATCACGTAGGGAGCGAGCAGAAGCTCAACGCCCATGGGCAGATCCGTAGCGATCGTGCCGATCACAACGGCTTCCCGGTTTTCATACAGGTGCCCAACGATCAGCAAAGCCGCGGCCCTTACATCAGCAGGCAGTTCGGCATGCCCGATATCGGCGGTTACCTTCACGGATGCCCGCTGAGATTTGCTCGCGGGCCATTCAGCCGCCGGATAAAGCACGGGGTAAACCCCGCGCCCATCCAGATAAAGATCGCTAGCCGATAGCGTCTGCTCCGCACCCAGCTGATCCAGATACACCACCTCGCTCACAGCGCGAACGGGAGTCCACCGCAACTCAATCCCGCCAGTACCAGAAGGCAGCGCATCAAGAACCATCTCTGCACCGTCAACCTTTTCGAAAGCCTGGCCAGTCCGATTTTCGATCTGCCGGAAGGCAGCAGCGATCAGGGACGAAACCAGACTATCCTCGGCATCGTGCTCAATCCGGCAGTGCGCCTTGGCCTCTTCAACAGTGATCATGCGGGCAGTTCCTCAGCCGGCCGTAGCCGGCATTCCGTTAGGCTTTCGGTTCAGGTTCCTGATCGGCTTTGCTGGCCGGCAACTTTGTGCCTTTCACAGCCACCTTGCCTTTGACCAGGCGCTCCGCTTCCTCTGCACTGAAGCCCGCCACATCACCCCGGCTATAACGGCTCCAGGGCTTGATGAAGGTGACCACAGTCTTTTCGGTTTTCGATTCGGCCTGATCCTTTGCCGCCTCGTCTTTCTTGGTTGATTCAGCCATGACTCATACTCCTGATGAGAGAAAATGAATGGCGGCATGAAGCCGCCATGGGATTACCAGGTAACGGCGGTACCCAGAACCAGACCTTCCAGGTGGCGGAAGCCGATATCGTGCTCAGCAACCACACGAACCACTGACTGGTTGCGGGAGAACGCAGACACCAGGTTGCCGCCGGAGTCCTTGTAGGTCGCCTCGCGAGAGAAATCGACCTTCATGTTCTCCTGCTCACCGATCACCACGTCGTTCCAGTCCGCGAAGTAGATCTCGGACTCATTGGTACCGGCGCCAAGATTGGTTGGGATTGTGGTGGTGTGCTGAATCGGGTAGCCCTTCAGCATGCCCTGGGCAAGCTCTGGATAGACCTTGTTGCCATTGCCATCGCGCAGGCCGAACAGCTTCATGTAGCTGCGCGGTGACAGTGCCCAGCCGGGCTGAATCAGCAAGCTATCGCTGTTCATCAGCTGCAGGATCAGGCTGTCGAGGTAGGCATCGATCGTGGCCAGATCGGCGGTACCGGACCAGGCAACGGTGCGGCCTGCATCGGTAGCGGTAGACTTGAAGCCTTTCGGGGTGTTGCTGGTGCCGTCATCCCGGAGGAAGGCCTTGTCTTCACGCACCGCCATGGCGTTGATCATGTCGTTCAGGACGATCTGCTCGATGCGGAAGCCCGCGCGACCGATCAGCTGGTTGGACATAGGCACCAGCGTGATCATGGTTTTTGCAGACAGGTTCACGTCATCAGTGCTGCCTTCGCTTGCCAGAACATCGTTGCCCTCACCCACATAACCAGCGGTAGCGCCAGAGCTCATGCGCGGCATGGACAGGTTGCCATTCGGCAGCGGCACGTTACGGGCACCCAGCTGGCGAACCACAGTGCGCGGGCGCAACAGCTCGATAACCTCATCGTGCATGTTGTCGGGCACCAGGGCGCCACCGGATCCACCACCGGTTTCCATGGCCATGGCAACGTCCATATCACCGATCTCGTTACGGGCGAACTTCACCGCATCCGTGAGATTGCCGCCACCAGCTGCGATGGACATGACCATCCGTGCAGCGCTGGCGCCCGGGTACTGCTTGAGCTCAGGCTTGATGTGAACTGCAGGGGCGTTGTTGGCAGAAGGGCGAACCGGCTGCGCTGCAGCGGCCTGCATGCGCTCGACCTGTTCAGCGCGCTCCATCCGCTGGGACAGCTGATCAAACTCTGCCTTCAGGGAGTCGAATTCTGCCAGCTGCTCAGCAGTCAGCTCCCCGCTTTCCTGTTCAGCAGCCGCCAGGGCCTGGACTTTCTGGTTTACTTCCGCTCTCTTGCGGCGGAGTTCTTCGATCGGATCCATATCGCTTTCCTCTTTCTTTCAGGTATAAAAAAGGCGGCCAAATGGCCGCCCGGTTAGCTGCTCCGCCGCGTGGCTAGAGCTGGCATTGGGTATTCAGGGCATGAGCTTGCGCGGAGATTCGCCGGCTCCCGCCCTGTTCGGTTTGCCGGTAGCTTGCTGCAATGGCATTCACCGCGTCCTGAGCGGGCGCGATCTCGTCAATCAATTTCAGGCTGAGCGCCTCTTTCGCGGAAAACACCTTTGCCTCGGTAGCCACCACCGCTTCCACATCCAGGCCGCGATACTCGGCAACCGACGTGGTAAACATTTCGTAGGCCGCGTCCAGCCGACGCCCGATTTCAATGGTGGCCTGGTCTGTGATTGGTTCATGGGGTGAGGCATCGTTTTTGTGCCCTCCCCGAAAGAAGGTGTTGAACTTGATGCCGGCAGCTTCCTCGGCACGGCTCACATCGTAGGTTTCGATGATCACGCCGATGGACCCAACCATTGACGTAGGGCTGGCGACGATCCGTGAGCAGGCAGCGGCCAGGAAATATCCTGCCGAGCAGGCCGCGAAGTTGATCAGCGCTGTGATGGGCTTTTCAGCAGACACCATGCGGATGTAATCAGCCGCCTCCTTGCACCCGAGTGCGGAGCCACCGCCAGTGTGGAAATCCAGGATGATTTCCGCCACCTGGTCGTTATGCCGCACCGACTCAATCTGCGATCGCAGCAGCTCATAGGAAACCAGCTCTTCACAACTTTCGGTGATCTCACCCCGGCGCGGTACCAGAATCCCGTGCACTGGAATCACAGCCAGCTGGTTCGCGGATCGCTCCGGCTGGGCAGCCCGCTGCTCCTCATCCATCAGCGCCAGAGGAGCCATGGACTCAACGGAGCCGGTGTCTTTACCAAGGAGACGAGGCTCCAGAACGGATTTCACAGCGGTTACCAGTGCCGGCGTGGCGAACAGCGGCACGCCAAACACCATGGACGCTACATGCGGATAATTGATCAGGCGCGGCATAGGATGTCCTCAATCTCTTTCATTTGGTCGGGAGTGGCGTTCAGCGCGCTGGCAGAATTGCCAGGCTCAGCCATGTTCAGCGGAGAGAGATAGCGATCACCGCCCTGAATCGGCGGCATGTTCTCAAGCCGGCGTACATCATTGGCGGAGAGCCAGCCCCAGTTCCGGCCGATCGCGTAGGCTTCATAGCGAGACTTCTGATCACCCCGCAGGAGCCCGCTCACGTTGAACTCGATGTAGAGATCGGAGCGCTCAGAGGGGAGAAGCAGATCCCGCATCATTGCGGCCTCGTGCCGCTTGATCCAGGGCAGCAGCGTATAGATCACGAACTGCAGCCCCATGTGCTCAATGTTGTTGAACGTCGCACGATCCATCATCTGGATCATGTGCGGAGGCACCTTATACATCTGGCAGATGGTCACAGAGGAATGCTTCCGGCTCTCCAGCAGCTGGGCCTTCTCGTTATCCATGGCCAACTGTTTGTAAGTCATCCCCTCCTGCAGCATGGCCACACTGAACATGTTCCGGATGCCGCTGTGGCGCTCCGCAAACTTACCCAGCAGCCGGTCCAGCTTCGCCTGGTCCGTAATCGGTGCCGCTTCCCGAGGCCGCTCGATTACCCCTGACATCGTGGTACCGCGAGAGAAAACGGCAGAAGCGTGCTCTTCCGTGGCGATCGCCAGGCCGATGGCGTCGGCATTCGTCTCAATTGGCGAAACACCGACAAAGCCATCCAGGGAGAACCCTTTCACGTGGTGCACCATCCGGGACGGCAGGATTTCGTTCTGGTCGATCAGGTGGTAGTACGGCATGCCATCGTTGCCTTTGAGCACTCGCACTTTGGTATTACTGATCGGGATCAGCTCCCGCACATAGCCGGCACCATCGCGATCAATCAGGGCGATGTGATTGCCATCCAGACCCAGCGCGCCCTGTGCCTGTTCGTAGTACTCGAAAGCCGTGTCCTTGCGATTCGGCTGTGAGTGGATGACATCGT